CATGCTCTTTCACAAGAGCAGTAATTGCTGATATGATTTGCCAAGCCTTCCACGCTGTTACTGCTGTAGTAACAATAGGCAGTAAAACATTAAGATTGTCAGCAACAAAGTCAATAGCTTTTGCCAGCGGAGGTATAACCACTTTTGCAATGTTAGTAATAGTTTTGCCGAGGTTAATCAATATGGTTTTAACTGTATTGATAGCTTTTTTAAGACCGCCATTTTCAAAGGATTTTTTGATAGTGTTAATTGCCTCTTTAACGGGGGCTTGCAGTTCTTTTGGCAGTAACTTAACTAAGTTTTTAGTTAAAGCATCTACGATACTTTTTGCCGCAGACAGTAGCTCGGGAGCACGGTCACTTATGCCTTTAACCAATGTTTTTACGATGTTTATAGCCGCTTTAACAAGTTTTGATGAGTTATTTGCAATACCATTAACGAATGCCTGTAAAAATGACATAGCTGCATCAATCATCTTAGGTGCGGCTTCAACTGCTTTTGTTGCAAGTTCGCCAAAAATAGAGCCTGCCTCTTCAATCATCTCCGATAATCCGCCTTCGGTAAATGCCTCGGTAAGTCTGCTTACATAGTTCTGAGCCTCTTTTGCGGCATCGGTCAGAGGTTCGGACATACTTTCGTATATTTCTATACCCAAGCCTTCAAGTCCTGATTTAAGAATCGTAATCTGTCCCTGCAGATTGTTTTGCATCGTTTCAGCCATTGCCTTAGCTGAGCCGTCTGCATTATCAATATTTTTTACAAGTGTATTAAAATCCTTATCACTCGCATTGATGATAGCAAGCATACCCGACATAGCCTCTTTGCCGAAGAGAGTACTTGCGGCGGCTGTTTGTTCTGTTTCAGATAAACCGCTAAACTTTGTTCTAAGCTCTTTGATGACATCAATTAAAGGTAATGCTTCTCCGTTGGCATCGGTCATGCTTATTTTGTACTCATCCATTACCTTTTGCATTTCTTTAGTCGGAGAAGCAAGGTTAGATAAAGCTGTTTTAAGGCTTGTACCTGCCATACTGCCTTTAACACTTGCATTAGCCATAAGACCAAGGGCAACAGACACATCCTCAAC